TCTTCGGACTTTTATCATGGCCAGCAAGTCAAAAACCGATCTCAATTTCTACTGGCCACATCTCCCTTATGGGAAACCTCACGATCCTTCCGTGCATTTTGGGTTTCTACTTCGGACCATCGCCCCGTAGATAATGATTGATCGGGTCTCAGTTTTAGGAATGTCAGGCACAGCGGCCACCTTTGGCCTGTCTGCATTTGACTCAGTCATCGGCATCGCGGTTGGCCTGGTGACACTGGTTTATATGTCCCTGAAACTGTGGCAGGAGATTAAAAAGAAGTGAGTCGCTATCGCAGTTACGGCAAACTAGACGATCCATTCGTGACAGAAGGGGATACCTTCTTTCTACGGATGAATGCTCGTCTGCGACCTAATCAGTTAAAACCCGGTGAGGTTGCATTGTCCAAGAATGGTCGGATGAACGATGACGGAACCTGGCAACCACGCAAGGGATTATCGACTCTGTTCGGATCGATCACATCGGGTGAGGATTCAATAAGATTGCCCTACATCGTTCAATCCGCATCCCGCTCATCGGGAGTTGTCTCAATAGTTTTAAACGACACTCCGAGTCTATCCTTCATCCCAGGTGATAATATAACTGTAAAAAATATCGATGCATCTGTTGACGGCACTCACGCATTATCCAGCGTAAACTTTTCCACAAACACTATAACTTTCGCCAATGCTGGGAGTGATATAACATTTTCAGGTTCCCTCCAAGGTAGTTCTGCACCTAATGCATCAGTCTGTAGTGTTGGGAATACAATCGCCACAGAAATAGAATTTACCCTAAACGATGACGGGGTAAATGCGGTGTACGGGTCTGCGGTTTACAGCGATGCATCATCAAATTCAGACGACTTTATTTTTTCCGCTACCAATAGCGTTTGTATTATTGTCCGACTGAAAGACACAGCTCTATTTAAATGCCGATATGAGGGTGGCGGTGAGACAGTTGATGCTCCCGTGGGTATGTCGCAAGGATTCGACAAGATGTTTATCTTTCGTCCAAGAAAGACCGCTTTGTCAGCCAATCCATCTCTTAATCAAATTCCGATTTCTTCAGCCTCCCAATCGGGTCAGACGATTACTGTAAATACATCCACGAATCATGGACGGGTGACCGGTGACTTTGTCACGCTGACTAACATGGGAAATTGGACAGTAAATCCGAATGACTGCTATCAGATTACTAGGATAAGTGACACTCAGTTTACTGTCACAATGGCATCCTCACAGACTACTACCTTTAATGTGTCAGGATCACAGGTTGAATACTTCGAGGATTTTGCTCGGGTAGATCGTGGTACTTATACAGCACCTCAGTATCTTACCGATACTACCGCCACCGCATCAAGTGGAGTGGTTACAATGGATGTGGTAAATCATGGGCTGGAGATCGGGAATGAGATAACCATTAGAAGTGGATCATCCCCGTTTGATTTATTTGTAAATCAGAAAGCGATAGTTACCAACACTCCTACTGCTGACCAGTTTACATTTAATCTTGGAGTGGAGGATGGAATAGCATCCCTTACTGCCTCCCGTCAACTAGCAATCGGTAAAGGATTTATCCATATGCCATCTGCCCCGTGGGGAGAGTTTCACCAGCGTAGGCTATGGGTCCCTTATTGGTATACCTCGGATGTATCTCCACAGGACCGGAATATTCGAGACGAACTAATCGCATCGGATATCTTCGATTCTGACACATTTGACCGCATCGGTAATCAGTTCCGAGCGAGTGCGGGGCAGAGCGATTACCTGGTGGGACTGAAAGGATTTACCCAGGATTCGATTGTGGTATTTAACCGCAAATCCATTCACCTAATGACAGGCGTGAGTGGATCTCTTTCCGATGTATCCACCAATGTTGTAACCACAGAGATCGGTGCATCTGCAAGGAAGTCAATCGTCCAAGTAGCGAATCAAATAATGTTCTTATCGGATCAAGGGATATATCAAATCCAGTTTTTAGATGAATACAATTTGCGCGGAACAGGCACACCATTATCCGAAACCATTCAACCATTCATTGATCGGATAAATCAGGACTATGCTCATCTTTCAACAGGCGTATATTTTAACTCCCGTTATTGGTTGGCAGTCCCATTAGACTCAGCACCTGGTGCGGGTAATGCGACTAAGTTAAACACCATTATCGTTTATAATTTCATCAATGGTGGATTTGAGAGTATTGATTCCGTAAACTCTGTAGACTTTGCGATTCGCGATTTACTTGTTGCCCGCGAAGGAGCACAGAATGCTCTGTATCTTACAACCGAAGAAGGCGGGGTGCATAAGATTGATGGAAATGAAGGAGGGGATGTCGTTTCGCTAATTGCTGGACAGACAAGTTCCTCAACTATTCCTGTTATTAGTCAATTAACCACCCGTCAATACGATGCCGACTCTATGGATCGTAAAACATTCAGCCGAGCAGAGCTTCATGTAAAATCTAATAGTTCGCAGACTGATGGTGACATCCAATTCATCACCGAAGATCCCGACTCGGTAAGCACGAGCACGGCAGTTTCTAGCCTACTAGGCAATTCTTTACCCGACTCCGAGGAAGCATCCCTGCGCCTTCGGGTAAACAAAAAGGGGTTTGGTATACAGGCAGACTTTCAACCAACAGTAGGCCGACCTTACCTTCGAGCTACAAAGATAGACGCAAGAATTAATAACCGATCCACCACATCAATTTCATAGGAGAATAATATTATGGCAGTATTACAAACAGGACAATCATTCTCATCAGGCGACCAGGTAACCGCGACCAAATTAGAGGACATCGCGAACCTTGCTACATTTCGTACAGGTGCTAACCAAACCGCAGACGGATCAACCATAGAAGTCGATTCTTCAGGTGGTTACTTAAAAGTACCAAGCAATGGAATAGGCTTAAATCAACTATCCTCCGATGCCTCGGTAGACGCTAACAGAGCAGTTGATACCAATCATATAAAGGATAATTCGGTGACTTATGATAAGATTCAAGATGTTGCCGCAAGCTCAGTTATCGGAAACACCACAGGCAGTACTGCAACGCCAGCAGATGTTTCAATATTAGACGAGGACGATATGGCATCAGACTCTGATACATCTTTAGCTACACAACAAAGCATCAAGGCGTATGTGGATACTGAGTTAGCTAGTATTACCTCTAAGTACGACAGCGGATGGGCAAGCTCTTTTGGGGGTACTACTGTTGCTAATAACGCAGATATGACAATCACTCACAATTTGAGTACTACAGCAGTAACAGTCGCAGTTTATGTGAACAGTTCAGCTAGTGATTCAAACGCTCAACTTGTAAATACTCAATCTGTTACAAGCGGAGTAGGTCACACTGGTTACTCAATAACTTCGTTAAGTTCTAATAGTTTCACACTAAGTTTGAGTATCAATGGTTATTTAGACTTAGATGTGACTACAGGCAATTCAAGTGCTGTAGCTTTTACGAGCAAATTCCTGAAAGTAGTAGTAATAGGATAACGATACCCGTCTCGCCATTATTTTAAATTATATCATCAAAACCTGATTTATTATGAATATATTCGACAAACTATTTAACAGGGAGCCGAAGGCAGAACCAATGCCTGACCCTAATATGAAACGAATCTCTGAGATGTCAGGCAGGTTATCGGCACAAGATCGCCAGTTACTTGATGACATGGTTTACCTGCAGGAATCTCGCAGTAAGATAATGAATGCACAAGCTCCCCAAGGTGAGAAGTTGGCATACATTAATCCGATGGAGGAGGAGATTCTCAGAAACTCGGGAGCATCGACTCCCACTATGACTCCACAGGGCGTTCCATCCTTTGCACCCGATGATCCTCTCAAACAGGCCGCTGCTCTTCTAAACTCAGCGGCTCCACAGGGGGAATCACTCGCTTACATAAACTCCGAAGAGGCAGAAATGCTCAAGGATGCCGGTGGAGCAGGGGAGCCGGTAAATAGTTCAGGCGTACCATCGTTCTTTTTAAATAAACTTTTTGGAGGAGGAAAAGCACCTCCCCCCATGCCGAAACTAGATGTCGGTAAGTCTGCTCGCGATTATGTCAATGCGATGTCTGACTCTGAGATCCAAGGTAAACTTCTACGAACTCGTCAGACATACGATCCGCAGTATCAAGATTTACAAATAAGCCTCGCCCAGCGAGCCGCTGATCCTATGGCACAGCTTGCAGAGTCAAATGCAATGCGAGCACAGGAGTTTGGAGCACAGATAGCCGAGCGTCAGGCAGGTTCAGATATCTCCACGCTCAATCGCATAGGTGCTGATTTAAATCAGGCTTATCGTTCATCCGATCCGCTTATGCAGGCTCGCGTGGAGCAGGCAAATCAGATGGCCGACCAGGCATTTCGTGAGTCACAGATTCAGAACCTATCTCCTGAGATGAGACGCAGGGCAACTCAATCCGCCAGGGAGTCATTGGTGGCTCGAGGCAGGGACATGGACAATGCGGCAATCGCGGCCGAGGCGATGAGCAGGGAAGACTATTTACGGGACATCATTCGCGATAATCGTCAGCAGGCACAGGGTTTAGGTGCTTATGCAAGTAATCTGAATCGTGCCACAGGAATTGATCCACTATCTATACTCAGAGGTGGCAGTAATTACACCCAGCAAGGGTATGGCGAAAGGGCGGCCTTATTCGGCATACCACAGGAGCAGTCCACCAGGATCAATCCTGATGCCGGAGTGAATATCGGATTACAAGATAATGCTAATCGTGCCAATTACCTGGCGAACACTTATGCGGCTCGCGAACAGGCGGCAGCGGGTATGGCGGGTGGTTTTATGAACGCTGTAGGTACTATCGGGGCGGCTATTTTAGGTAGAGGGAAATAACTATGGCAATAGGAGACACAGTACAAGCAGGCTTGGGAAGGATGGACTTCTCAGCGTTTCAGACAGCAGGGGCGGCACAGGCGAGAGCGAATGAGGCATTCGGTAATGCACTCGGACAGGCGGCCACAGCATACTTTGCAGGGAAGGAGAAGAAGGAACGGGCGAATGAGATTACTCAATACCTAATGGGGCAGGGTGCATCGGAAGAAGATGCCAAGGCAATCGCCAAGAATCCATTCCTGCAAAACGAGTATCAGCGTAAGCAGGCGGCAGATCAGCAGATGAAAATCGAACAGATGCGAAATAGAACATCGATTGCTAATTCTAAGAGAGGTGCTCAACTTCAGGACCGAGCAATGACCTTAGATGAAAATGCCGAAAAAAGAAAAATAGCTGAACTTGAAGCAATCAGGCAGGGCAAACGAGAAATGGATAATATTTTTCTCTTGGCCAATGCTCCTTCTTATACCGATGATTATGGACAGTTTAACCAGGACACTGGTAACCGAGCAATCGATCAATCAAGTCCCGAGGCATTCCTAAAAACAATTCGTGAAGCGGATGCAATGCCTCAGACTGAAGCAGGTCGAGGTATGCTTGCAGATGAATTACGGAGAATGAGAGATGCTAGTATTCCGAAGACTCCCACTATTAATGAGCAAATCGCATTAGATAAAAGGCGTGAGGAGATTGAGGAGAGGGAAGAACAAAAAGCATCTGAAGAACTACAAAGAAAAAGCCTGTTAGATGAGACAAATGATATCTTGGAGATTATTAGAAGCGGAGAAGATGTTACCGGTCAGGTTGAAGGTTTGGACTTTGTGAGAGCTTTGAAAAAGTCGGTTGGATATGGCAAAGAGGATGAGAAACTTAGGCGAAAGCTAGAAAGATATGCCAATAAGTTTACACTTGAAAATGTGTCCAAACTCAAAGGGCCATTATCAGAAAAAGAACTCGCATTTATACAGCAAAGTTCCCCTAAAATTACTGATGAACCTGAAGTTTGGGTAGATTTTCTAACTGGACTAGAAGAGCAACTAAATACAGAAGATCAGGGCGAAACACCTCAAGTCGATCCATTTGCTCCAGCCTCGCAGTCACTACTGGATGAGATAGAAAGGAAAAGGCAACTACGCAGTAAAAGGGCAGGATTATAATGCTTACCCAAGAACAAGCACTCGCCGAGTTAAGACAATTAAACCAGGAACTCGGACTTGCCGAGGATGATGGTCTTCCAATGACGCAGGCTCAAGCGGAAGCAGAACTTCGAGCATTAGACGAGGAACTAGCATCCACTCCTGAATCGTTTGATGAATATGTCGCTCGCAGAAAAGAGGAGGACAGCAGATCACTCGGAGAAAAGACATCGGCCTTTACCGATTCATTTATCACAGGAGCCGGCACACTGGCCGAAGAGGGTGGTCGGGCAATCAAGCAACTGTTTGCCGGTGATGTCGGACTTAAAGAAGCAAAGGGAGTATTCCAGGTAGGTGTAAAAGATTTCGGTAGATTCGCCAAGACTCTAGGAGGTGCGGCGATGGATAACTTCTACTCGGATGAAAACGAAATGAGGAGGGAATACGAGAGATATAAAGATAACTTCCTCTATAATCAAAATGTCAGAACTGCCATGCTTGATACATTCGATGAGAAGGGCAGGGACTTTGTCAGTTTTGGAGCAAACTTTGTCGATCCGACCATGTTTATACCGATTGCCGGTCAAGTCTCCAAAGCCGCATCAGTTGGATTAAAATCAGCAAGACTCGGAAAAGTTGCCAAGGTGATAGAGAAGGGCGGTGCAATAGCATCTAAGCCTACCGAACTAATTGCAAAAGGTACACGCAAAGCACTTGAGAAAACCGCCCAGGCGGGATCGAAGATCGCCGGTGCTACCGGCAAGGCGGGAGAGGTTACCTCAAAGGTTGCCGCCTTCCCTCGAGATATGGTTACCAAGCTTGCTAGTAAAACAATTGATCCGAAAGTAGCAGGTTCCGGCATACTCGGAGCACAGGTAACAGGTGCATTTACAGGAGCAGTACCAGGACTCGGTTTACTCACTTCCGCAGAAGTGGCTGGATATATAGCCAACAAATCGGGTAGGGGAATGGAGCGAGTATTGACTGCACTCGGATCTGAGGCTGGGCAGAAAAGATTCCTCCAACGCCTAGCCATGCAGGCAGACTCACCGACTACAAGAAAACTTGCCCTTTATGCCCACAAGCTAGGAGGCACAAGGATGGGCGATATGGCATTCAATTCTCTAGTAAATGGTATCTCTGTATCCACATTGAACGGAGCCTTGGCATACGCATCCACCGATAACATCGAAGAACTCGGACAGGCTATGGGAGCAGGCTTCGCAATGGGTGGAGCATTACCTGTTGGTCAACCTGGTATGAGGGCAGGCAGATCACAAGCCGCCCGTAATCAGTCATCAGTAAACTTCCTGGAGGCAAAACTTGGGCAGGATCAATTAAAGCACTTCCGTAAGATGGACCCCGATGCTCGCCTGGCCTTTGCAACAGTGGAAGAGGCAGGCATAAAAGCACCCAAGCTTATGTTCGTGGATAAGAATCTGATGCTTGAAACTCTTAGGCAGGACGATCCAAACATCCGCCAAGCACCCAACGCTTATTTCGATCAAAAGGATAATACCATCTATGTGAATGAAAATGGCCGAGCCAGCAAAAGCTCGAAAGAAGCATTTGACATTCTTACCCATGAACTCGGCCACGGATTTATCACTCAGGCGATTAAGGACGATCCATTCTTTGCCCGAAAGATTTTAGAACAGTACGAGGCAAAGCCTGGTGAAAAGTCATTTGAGTTCGCATTTACCAAAGACTCAGCAGGAGCACCAATCGACTCAATCATGCTCAATGAAGATGCGAAGAAGATTGCCAGTGCATACGATAATATTCAGGAAGGCGATAAATCCATCGGAGTAGGGCAGGATGCCAATTTACTCGCCCAGGAGATTGGAGCCGAGCAGTTCGCCATGATGATGGTCGATAATCCAAACTACTTTAACACCATCGAACCATCCCTCCGCCAAAAATTACTCGAGGGATCTCGCAAAGTACTGACTCTCTTTGGTGCTGTGGATGGCAATACCGGCAACCCGTTGGATGTTTCCATCTCCCCGATCCTTAAACGCAATAAGACCATCCGTAACCTCTATAAAAACTATACAAAGCAAAGAGATGCTTCGATTGCGGACAAGGTTGACCTTGCGGATAAAGGAGTGGCGATTAAGGTCCGTAAAGGCGAATCGGCGGATCAGGCGGTGGAGCGATTGTACGGCAAGCAGGGTATCTCCCTGAAGGAAGCCGGTGCATTTCGTATTGATAATAAGAAGGTAAAGAACGAGCTTACCAATATCCTCAATCGGGTAGATGAAACACCTGAAGGCGGTATGTCATCTGAGCGAAATCCTAAAAGCGGAAGGCCACAGGCAATCGTAGGAAAGCAATTATCGGACGAAGTTAAAGGCGTATTTACCCGTAAAGATCCACGGGGTACGATCAATATGCTCATCAACGATATTACCGAGTCTATCCGCAATCGCTTGCAGTTAAACTTCCTTTATCGTTCAGGTAAACCAAGCAAGTATTCAGACAACGAATTAAAGGCTAGGGTAGTGTCTCCTGTGAGGTTTAAGATTACTGGATTATCCAAAGGATCAACATCAGCGGCATCCCTAAAGATGGATGCAATCGATGAAGCATACCTTCGTAATAATGTTGAGGTATTAGTAAAAGAAGGATTTGCCGATAATCCAAACGATTTAATCGAACTCGCCCGTAAGGTTGCGAGGGAAGCATTGGACGATGAAGAGGGCAGAATCAATCCCCAAGGTAATTACGAGAATGAACTTGTCACCGCAGTATTCGGCCAACCTGAGTCTGCCCCACAGATTCGTAATGCCAAGCTACGCCAACTCTTAGAAGATAAGAAACTCCAACACGCCTACCGCTCCTACGATGTGGACGCATTGGCTGGCTTAGTACCAACCGGCAAGAGCGGGATCGCATTTGATTGGTTCAATATCAAAAACAATTACTCGCCCTTCGATGATAAGCTGTTCATCCCCGCCTACCACGGCACACCGCACACCTTTGCGGCGGAGCCAGGCGCACCCTTCGGCAGATTCAGAACATCGGCCATCGGTACTGGCGAGGGTGCGCAAGCCTATGGGCATGGGCTTTACTTTGCGGGGAGAAAAGGAGTTGCCGAGCATTACAGGCAGAAACTGACACAAGTAGAAAACCCGACTAAATTATTATATGATGGTCAGCCTTACGATCCCTATAACAATAAGCACTATGCTAACCTAAGATTAAGGCAGGCAAGAGGTAATCGGGCTAGAGCTATAAAATCTTTAGAAGATGCGATCCATTTGGAAAAAGTTAATCAAAGACTTGACCCCCAAAATAGTAGCCCTTTTAGACTAAAACAGTTTGAAGAAACCTTAGAGGTAATAAAAAAACCTGAAGATATAATCGAAAACAAAGGCTCCCTCTACAAAGTCGAACTAGCCCCGAAGGAGAACGAGTATCTGCTATGGGATGAGCCCGTGCCGGATCGATTCATTGACAAAATAGTTGAAAAAAGCGTGGACGAGGGCTTAGTGCCTGATCGGGAAACCGCAATCGAAGGGATACAAAGTCAAGACGCTGATCGTCAGGGCTACATTTTGTATAGAGAATTATCTGACCAAGTAGGGGGAGATAAAGCGG